GAATTTGAAGAAGAGTACGGGAAAAAACTTGCTGACTCGATGAAATACTCGAAAGACTTAGGCGGCTTTGGCTGGTCTTATCAAAACGAAAAAGAAGATATTATTTTAGTTTGCGACTACTACGAGAAGCAATATAAAACCCAAAAGATTGTTAAGCTGACTAATGGATATACAGTATGTAAAGACGAGTATCTAAGAGCAATCGAGCGGTGGGAAGAAGACGGAGTACTTGAACAGCCGCCCATGATTATTGATGAAAGAAGTAGCTCAAAAGAAACAATCGTAAGATATAGATTCTGCGAGAGCGGCATGCTTGATTACACGCCTACGAATTATTCTAAATTGCCTCTCGTTTTTGTTGACGGTAATTCTGTTTTTATGTCCGAAGGTGATACGCAGCAACAAGTAACGCGCCCCTACGTTTATCACGCAAAAGGTATTCAGCGGCTTAAGAACTTTGCAGGACAAACACTGGCTAATGAACTTGAAAACTTAGTGCAGCATAAGTTTATGGTTGCACTAGAATCAATCCCGGAAGACTACAAAGAAGCTTATCAAAACGTACAAAAAGCAGATACGCTTGTTTATCATCACTTCTTAGATAGAAAAACGCCAGAGGTAACATTGCCGCCGCCGCGTGAAGTTCAGCGCACACCGATACCGCCCGAAGTCACAAATACTTTTAAATTGTCCGATGAAATGACGCAAACAATTCTAGGAACTTATGACTCAGCGCTAGGAATTAATGGCGGGAACATGTCAGGCACAGCAATAGCAAACGGCGCAATGATGTCTAACACTGCATCAGTTCCCTACGTTGTTGGCTACACAAAAGGCTTAAACAGAGTAGCCCAAATTTACGTTGACTTGTTGCCTAAGTTTTTTAGAACGCCTCGTTCATTACCAATTTTGGCTCCAAGCGGCAAACGGTCATACGAAATTATTAATAAACCAGGTCACTTGTATTTCAATTACGATGCTAAAGATATGATGGTTAAAGTCGAAACCGGTGTTAACTTTGCAATGCAAAAAGAGATGGCGCTAAAAACAATTACGTCAATGATGAGCGCAAGTGAGAACTTTGCTAACTTCATCAATGAAAAAGGCATGCCGTTCTTATTAGATAACATTGAAATACGCGGCATCGAAGACTTAAAAGAAAAAGCAGAAGAGTACGAAGTCGAGCAGAAACAAAAACAACAACAAGCACAACAAGCGCAGCAACAACAGCAACAAATGGCGCAGCAAGCAATGCAAATGCAAATGCAACAAGGGCAAGCAACAACAGCCTTGGCTCAAGCAACAGCGCAAAAAGAAATGAAAGAAGCGCAAGGACCAAGCAAAGCCCAAGTTGATCTAATGAAAGTTCAGGTTGATAAAGAAAGATATGCGACAGACTCAGCGCTAAAAGAGCAGCAAATCGAAAACAACTTTATCGAAACACTTTCAAAAGTTCGTGACTCACAAGTTGACAACGAACTGCAAAGAGACAAAGTGAGCGCAGAAAATGCCAGAACTCAGGTTGAGATGATGGAGACAGCAGCAAGAATAAACAGCGTTGATCAAGCCGAATCAAAAGAATAATAAATATAGACAGGGCGCCTATTATGGCTATGCGTCTATATTTATAAGAGGGGGGGTATTTGATTGGCTAAGCGCTGAAAAACCTGGAAGCACTGCTAACCTTGGGTTTTTCGCATAACTTTTAATTATTTTATAAATGCTTTGTACTATTGTCTTTAATTTAGATACAATTGTATTAGTTTAATTTACCGACTTATTGTCGGGCATCTACGCACCAAAGCGGCAAAATTGGCGTTTAACTAGACGGACATTAGGTACTTTTACGGTCACGCGGAAATAGTGGAGGATTAACATAATGGAAGAGAATCAAGCGAGTGAAGAGATAGCAGGACAAGAACCGGCTCAAAATAGCGGTGAGAAAATGCTAGCTCAAAGTGAAGTAAATACGTTGGTAGGACGCACGCGGGCAGAAGCGCAAGAACGAGGAAGAAAACAAGCAGAAGCAGAATACCAGCAAAAGCTTGCCGAAGTTCAAAAAAACAACTACCCCGGCGAAAAACCTGAAATTGATGCGGATATGATGTATCAACAAGTGCAAGAACGTTTCAATCAAGAGATGCAACAACGCTCTCTTGAAAATGAAATGCGACAAGTTGCTGACAACTACTCAACTAAAATGAGTCAGGGAGCAGACAAATACGAAGATTTCGGCGATGTAATGAAGGATTTCGATCCCGCAGCATTTCCGCAACTTGTATACTTAGTCGCAAACATGGATAACGCATCCGACATTATGTATGAGTTATCAAAAAACGGTTCAAAACTTGCAAGCGTAGATCACTTATCAAAAATATCACCCGCTCAAGCGAAAAAGGAACTTGCTAGAATCGGACAAAGCATTACCGCAAATCGGGAAGCAATGGAAGAATCACAACAGCAAGGTACTAATGCGCCTCTTGACAGAATGCAATCCTCTCGAATATCTGGTAACAATGGCCAAATGTCTATTCGAGATTATCGCAATCAGCCCTGGCTGAAAGTGTAGTAATCTTTACGGCGGCTTTCTGAGCGTTAGCCGCCACCATTCATTTGACATTGTTTTTTTGTTAGCTATTTTTGGAGCAATTACAATGACTACAAATGTCCTACAACAAGTCGCAACTTATAACGAGTCCGGCCTTGCATTACTATTAAACAGCCAGCCATTTATCGGCACATGTAACATGAAGTTTAAAGACTTCGATAAAGTAGAAAAGAACCTAGGTTCTTCAATTCTTTTAGACCAACCAAGCCGATTCACTTCCGCTAACACCCTAATCGCTAGCTTTCAAAACGTCGAAGATAAAAGTTTAACTTTAACAGTTGACCAAGCTGCAAACGTTTCTTATGAGTTCAGCGCACAAGAGTTTATCTTTAACGCTAAAGATTTCATGGCCAAATATGGCCGCGATGCAATTGCAGAACTAGGCACTAAAGTAGAATCAGACGTAGCGTCTGTTTGTGAAACTACTCCTTACCGTTTTTATGGTGATGGCGTTACAGCATTGTCTAGCTACTCACAACTTGCTACCGCGTTGGCTTTCTTTAGAGATTTTGGCGCAGCTAAAATGGACACCAAAGCTTTCTTAGACAACATTACTATCCCGAGCATCGTAAATAGTGGCTTAAATCAGTTCACTACAGACCGAGGCAACAAGGAATCAATGAGCTGGGAAATTGGCGACTTTTCAAGATGTGAATGGTTTGAATCAAACTTGTTACCTATCCACACAGCTGGAACAGAAGGCGCAAGCGCATCAGTATTAACCGTTGTATCAACAGGTCTTGACGCAAATGGCGCAGTAACTTCTATCGTATTTAGCGGAACAGACGGCGCAACAGACGCGGATTCTGTTAAAAAATATGATAGCTTTCAGTTCAGCGACGGCGTAGCAGGCAAGAAAAACATGCGCTTTATGTCTTACATTGGACATAAGCTAACACAATCACCCGTTCAATTTTCTGCAACTGCGGACGCTGCATCAACCGGCGGCAGCCAAGTAACCGTAACAATCAACCCACCTTTGCAAGCCGCTGCTGGCGCTGAGCAAAACACAAACACACCAATCGTTGCTGGTATGCAAGTTACTGTATTACCTGATCACCGTTGTGGTTTGATTATGTCAGGCAGCCCGTTATACATGGCTATGCCTAGATTGCCAGAGCCTAGACCTTTTGATAGTAAGATCACATCCGATCCAGATACAGGCGCGTCCATGCGTACTTATTTCGGTTCTTTGTTTGGTCAGAACCAACAAGGCATTGTTCATGACTGCATCTGGGGCAAGCAACTTGCTGAAAACTACGCAATGAAACTTGTTATCCCTGTTTAGCATTACTAGATCTTGATAATGCCGCCTCGTTTGGGGTGGCATCTTAGAAATAATTAGTTCAGGAGAACTTTATGTCATCTTTAATTCCTATTGTTAATGCTGGTTTATCTTATGTGAATGGCTTAGAACTATCGCGTACTGACGATGCTTATGTTGCCGTTGCTGCGGGTGCTGCTCGTGATTCAAGTAATGTTGTTGATATCGTTGTCGGTTCAGCTTTGGCAATCAATGGCGGCGCTGTTGGCGCAAACGGTGTTGATTTAGCCGTGCTTGCTAATAGCTCAATGTATGCGGTTTATGTAATTGCTGATTCAACTAAATATAATGACCCTGCTGGTTTGTTGTCTTTAGCTGCTAATGCAACGCCTACAATGCCTTCTGGTTATGACGTTTATCGTCGTGTTGGTTGGGTTTTAACTGACGGCACAGCGGATTTATTAGCTTTTGTTCAGTTCGGCTCAAACGAGCATCGTTCATATTACTATGACGTTGCTATATCTGAATTATCAGGTGGCGCATCTGCAACTTACGCGGCTGTTGATTTGGCAACAAGTGTACCGCCTATCGCAACCCGCGTTATGTTAGATGTGGCTTATACACCTAACTCAGCTACTAACTTATTATCAATGATACCTGGCGCAAGTGCTGCAACTGCTGGAATCGTTAGATATGGTTATGGCGTTGCTGCTGCTCAAGTTGGTTCAGTTGTTATGCCTTGCGATTTAGTTGCATCAGTACCCACAATTAAATACAAAGTTGGTAATTCTTCAGACGCTGTTACTTTGTTAGTAGCTGGCTTTGAGGACAATCTATAATGACTTACACAGTCAATCAATTAGTATCTGGCGCGTTTTACGCGTCGGGTATTGTTTCACGTGAATTTGAGACGGTAAGCGGTCAACAATTAACTGACGGTATTGATTGGCTAAACGAAGTTTTAGACGAGAAGACGGTTGATATGGATTTAATTCCTTACGAATCGACTTACGACTTAACTTTGCTTGCTGGCGTAGAAGAGTATTACATTGCTGATTTAATAGAAATTGATACATTAACTTTTACGTTAGATACGGTTAGATTCTCTGTTCAAAAAACCCCGCGGGACCAGTACTTCGGGGTAAACAGAGTGAACGGCATTAGTTCGTTACCGGTCAGATGGTACATGGAAAGAGAGCTTGGTGGCGCTCGTGTTTATATATATTTTGCGCCAAATGATACTTATCAAGCAGAAATTAAAGGCATATTCAGATTAAGTAGCGTGGCTCAAGGTGATGATTTATCAACTACTCTTGACACTTTTTACACTACTTATCTGCGTTATGCGTTAGCTGCTAAAATTTGCGACGAGTATTCAATGCCCGTGCCCATGGGCGTTGACAAGCAGTTAAATAAATACCAAGCATTAATTAGTAAGCGGTCGCGTCCTCTTGATTTACATATTAGAAAGCAATCAACATTGCATAAGCCTGGGCCTGGAATTTGGGCACAAGCATCACTTTACCGGGGTTATATGCCTTAGGGGACTGGAATGCCACAAACAGAAATAAAATGCGTGGGGTCTTCAACTTTTGGGCGCTACCCTAAGATAAGCTTAGAAAAAACGTATAACATGTTTATCTCCGATGAGTGGCTTGTATCTTATCCAGGATTTAAAAAAGTATTAGAGCTAAACGCAGCCGTTGAGGGTCGTGGATTATTCCATAGTATCCGAGGTGGGTTTTTAGTTTACGTCGTTGGCGCAAGCATTTATAAAATAACAAGCGGTGTCGGTTCTATTCGAGTAGGAACGCTTAACTCTGAAACGGGAGAAGTGTTTATTGATGAGAACTTATCTAGCCAAATATGCATAGTTGATGGCATTGACGCGTATATTTATAATTGGAATTTAGAATCCGTTACGGCTCAAAACTTTACCAGCGCGCCTGGTTATGTCTCATATCATAACAGTAATTTCTTAATAACGTCTGTTCCTTCCGCAGCGCTGCCACAAAATTGGTACGTTTACAAATACAGCACAGATACAACAATAGAAAAATTAGCGGCCAATGTAGGCGGCACTTTTTCTATTCAAACAAAACCGGACGTGTGTTTAGCCGTCCATCGTATACCCGGTCGCGGTAATAATGTTATCGCCATAGGTAGCGCGGTAGCTGAGGTTTACACGCAAGTCGGCGGCACTGAAAACTATCGACGTAATGCAAGTTTTAACATTAACAGCGGTTGCGTTAGTGTCTCAACAATAGCTTATGCGGATACGATG